TCAACTAACGCTTCATTTTCATCCATCAATTTTCAACTCGTCTTTTTTCTAAAATATTGATTAAACCCTGAACATCACCAAACTCAGTAAATCTAATGTGGGGATCTGTGTTGAATATGTCAATATACCATTCGTCTCCATCTATTAGGTCATCATTTGCGTTGGATATAAACACCAACCCATCGACAATTTTATAGATATAATAATAAAATGAATATTCTCCGTCTTCGGAGTCTTGTCTTTCAAATCCCAATAATTGTATTTCTCTTTCTGTCATAACTAAAATATAAAAAACATCTTTTACTATATCAACTACACAAACTTTTTTCTTTTTTTATATTTATTAATGATATGCCAACGCAAATTACAATTTCATCACTTTCTGGTTTCCCACCTTTTGATGTTTACACTTGTGACACAGGTTTTACAAGTTGTATTTACATAAACACAATCGGTTTGGGTCAAATCCCATATGTTTTCAACCTTCCATTTATTATGGAAGACATGGGGTCGTATGTTGTAAAAGTTGTTGATAGCAATAATTGCATGGTAACACAAGAATTAACATAATATGGCTTGTAATAATTTAGGTTTATTTGCGGTGGACACTAGTCCAAATTATTCGTTGTGTTTTTCAGCACTTACAGCTCCTGTTTATGGGGATGGTGTAGATTTACTTGACTTCCTTTATACCGATTCTGGATGTACCATACCATATAGCACTTCGTATTTAAGTGACGGATCTAATTTATACACAACAAATTCATCAGGTAAAATTATCGAAATTATTGCATGTGCTTGTAATTTCTTGGGGACTTTCGCATCCGCTTCAGATCCTAATTTATCTTGTATTTCTCCTTTGATTTTTGATTTGTGGGGACCTGGATTACTTGTGGGAAATGTCGTATATATCGACTCAGGTTGTACTACACCATCCACAAATACTTTTTATTCAGATGGTCTTACAATTTATGAAGTTGATTCATCGGGAACTATATTATCAATTTCTACTTGTACTTGTCCTGGAATTTTTTGTGTTAAGAACGATAATATCTATGATGACACATATCAATATAGTGGTATGTATGGTTCATATACATATTATACAGGTCAAACAAACGGATATTTTATATTTTATTCAACAGGTGAAACAAGATGGTGTTTAGCACAAAACATAGGAGACCCTTGTAATCAATTTGGTCCTTATGGTAGTGTTTCAACTTGTCCCGATTTTGATGATAGTGTTGTTTATTTTGGGCCTTGTACAACTACAACAACCACTACAAACCCTTGTGTTGATTTTGATTTTGAAGCAATTTTTGATTGTTATATTCCACCAACACCAAGTTTTAGCCCAACTCCTACAAAAACACCAACCCCCACACCAACTCCAACGACTTCAAACATATGTGGTGGTGTATCAATGGCGGTTACTTCATTAGGGGTCACACCAACACCTACTCCGTCTTTTACACCAACACCTACACCAACACCAGAAGTTGATAGACCTTGTAATTTTTCGGGTGAAGTTGTGTTTAATACGTTTTCTGAAATTATACAATGTGCTAATAGTAAAAAATTCCGTGATTGCTTTACAGGTATTGAATACTTTACGTCAGATCTTGTATTGGTTTCTGGATCAACATCACCAAAAGAAAATTATGTGTATAACGCAATAATTAACGGAATGAATTATTGTGTAATCTATGAAGGATTATTTGAAAATATAAGTGGAGTTGATAATATTACTTTAACAAATGAAGTCGGTTCTACTTTGGATGGTTCTTGTTTAAAATGTACTCCATCACCTCAAGAACCTGTAACACAATGTTTGGTTATTCATGGAGAATGTGGTACAACTAATGTAACTTCAAATGGATTTATAAACGGTAAATTATCTTATATTTGGAGTTATGTATCAAATCCAACGGTATATAGAATATATTGGGATAACTTGAACGTAAGATGGGTTGCTGAAAATTATGGAACAAATGTTGCAGGATCGTTCTTATATTTAGACACCGAACTTCCGATTGGTTCAACTATGGAATGGGTTGATAATTCTATTTATGAAACTTGTATCAATAGTAGTTCTGGTTTCTATACTACGGCATTGGAAGTTCCTTGTCCTACACCATCTATGACACCAACTCCAACTCCAAGTCCATCACCTTGTGTTCAATATCAATATCGTGTCACGAATTTAAGTCCATCAAAAATTACAATCAAATATAGCAATTGTATTTCAAACTCTGTATCTGAGTCATTGGGGGGTAATAGTTCGGTTATTGTTTGTTCTAATGTAACACCAACAACTAATAACCCACAAAACATCCAAATTACACAATTAGGTACTGTGTGTTAAAAAAAAATATCGGCTAAAAAACCGATATTTCAAATAATAATATGTAAAAGATATTATTCCCAGATTTCTTTTAATCTCATAAACCCTAACACACAAGTATAAGCATCTGTTTGATCAAAATTTTCTTTTTTGAGAGTATTGTTTTTTGTGTATAACCATTTTATTTGTGGTTCAAGTTTTGCAACTTTTTCCCAAATGATCATTTTTTTATCAACATCTTTTGGTAATCCACCAAATAATACAAATTTCTTTTTGTCGTTTTCTTGTACTAACTCAGGGAATGCATATTTTCGTGAGTTGTATGTTGATATGAATTCAGGAACAATCCCTAAAATATTGTATATCTCTTTAAACACAAAACTATTGAAACGTAATAATGTTTGAATTGTATAAACATTATTGGAGTTAAGTAATGGTTCTTCTATTACTACTCTAACAATACCTAAACCTTTATATTGTTTAAGTTTTTCTGCGAAGATTTCAGACTTCAATAAAAGTTCTTTTATTTTATCATCATCACCATCAATTTTTGGTCTTGGTGAAACGTGTGTTAATTCAAGTAACTCTTTTGTTTTAATATCAAAGAGAGCCCATCCTATTGTTCGAGTAGAAATATCTAATCCTAACACTTTTGGGGAATTTTTAAGGTTTTTTGCCATAAAATATTGTTATATTTTAATATAATAAGGTATAATAATAAAAATTAAAGTTTTTTTAAAAATCCAACTTTATTACATATTGTTGTATCCCTTGTCTTAACACAGGTGATTGTAATTTTGACATAACAAGAATATCATCATTAGCATCCAAAAGTGCGATTTCAGTAACATATGATTTTGTACCAAAAGTCCATGTTGGGTTTTGAGAAACCAAAAACTCATTTGAAGATAAATTAATCTTATACTTCATTTCGTAGATTGTCGCTTGGATGTCAGTTTCTAAATTACCATAAAAATAATATTCATCACCAAAATTAAGGTTTGGTCCTGTGTCCCCTTTTGGAACTAAAGAAACATAATCATTCAAATTATAATATGGTGCTGATGAATAATTTTCTGCCGTAATAGTAAATGTGGTGGCTGTTAGTGATTCTTGTGTTACATATCCATTTACAAAAAATTGACTTGCTTGTTCTGTGAAATCAATTAATTTCCAGTTATCCGCAACAGGTCTTTGACCCACAGGAACTTTTTGTGCCAATACCTGAAATTGATTAGAGTAAAACCCTGCTGGTACAACACAAGTAGGACATAATGTTGTTGTAGTAGTTGTATATGGATTTATTGTTGTTGTGGTTGTTGTATTTGGAAAATAAGTGGTAGTTGTTGTTGTTGGTGAATATCCAGGTTGAACTAAACAAGGAAAATCTCCTCCGAATCTAACGGCAACATTTTTTGGTGTATCGGGTGTACAAACATTTTCTGTTCCCACAACACTTGTGTAATAATTACAATGAAGTGAATTGGTAAAGAAATATGAATTTGATAACCTATATGTAACCCACAAAGTTTCACCACCGCCAGTTAAAACTCCCGTAGTGTTTGATGTTCCACAAGTATTTGGTGTTAATAAAGAAACTTGAGGTGCCGGTAAAGTCCAATTTCTATTTGACTTATATGAAAGTGCCGCAACAATTTCTTCATCATCAATAATAATTAATTTTGAATCAGGATAAACTTTTCCTATTCTACTTGGAAGTCCGTTTGGTTGTGCGAATGTATCCCATAAGTTATAATATCTCAAACCAGGTTGGTTCATATTATTTGACACGTTTGATTTTGTATATTGAACTTGAAATAAGTTTTTTCCATCAAATCCTGGAGGATCAACATAAAATGTTTGACCAAAACAACATTCAGGATTTTTATGCCACATTAAAGTTGGAATATGTAATTTGAAGTTTCTTGCTTGTCCTTGCGTATTTTCAGGGTTTTGACTATCGTATGGTTGTAAAGCAAACTTTTCACCATAAAAGAAATCAATTGTTTGATTTGTGTAGTGAATAATCGCTATCGCTTTTTGATTTGTAGGTGTTACAACTTGTTTTTCACCAAATGAGTTGTAATAATAAACATCATCAGTTGATGTTTGAGCGTTTGTTGTATAACCAAAATATTCTTTTTGTCCTATATAATTTATAGATCCAAAATTCGTATAATCTTGGAACTGATTTGATATTAAACCAGCCGGACTTTCAGTCCACGGAATATTCATATTCCAAATTTTTACATCAAATTGATCTGTATCACAAACTGATTCAAAATCAATAACACTTTGTGCCCAGTGTGGTTCAGGTGTAAAACTGTCATATAACGGAACCATATGTGGTGGATAAATTAATGTTCTTGCAATACAATCACTCGCCAAGTTTGTAAAATCAGGTGTTGGTCTATCTAATGTTAATTTGTTTTCACACACCGAAATAATTCTATATGTTAAAATTGAAAAACAACTAACGACATCTTTTAAACAATCAGGTGGTGGTGGTAATGGACATTGAGCACTTGGTGTTGGTGTTAAACAAGGAGTATGTGTTGGTGAAGGAGTTGGTGTTGGTGACGAACAAGGTTCACTATTTGTTGATGATGGCGTAGGAGTTGGTGTCGGTGTTTGACCTACAGAAGCACTTGGTGTTGGAGTAGGAAAATTAGAACAAGAACAATCCGTTTTTGCTCTCCCATCATAATAAATTGTAATAAAATCACCTATTTGTGGTGTGTTATTATTTTGAACATTACAATCTAATCTATAAACATTTATTTCGTTAGTTCCGTTCAAAGTAGACATATTTACAACATAGTTTGGTGTAACAACATATTGATTGTTCACCAACGCTTTCCAATCAACGGTGGAAGCGGTTGTGTTTCCTGTGAAAAATCCCCTCATCGCGGCCCTATTAAATACGGATTCGATTTGTGAATCCATAAAAGGAATACCATAAATATTTGTTTGTCCTTGATCTACCAAATATGGGTATTTAATATATTGTCTATTTGATTCTGGAACACCTGAACTATTTTGAGCATTAAATTGGGGTTCTAATACAACGGTATTGGATTGATTATATGTCTCAGGTAATTGATTGTATGAAATCTCACTATCACCGATAGCAAAATAAGCGATATTGAATCTACCTTCAGACAATCTTTGTCTTCCCGTGTCAGTAACTCGGGTATTTACCAGACCTGATGTATTTTTAATTATATAAGCCATTTATATGATAAATATTGTTTTTATTATTTTATACTATTGGTGGTACAGGATTTAATTTTGGGTTATTTAAAATAACTTGACAACATTCACAATTATTCACAACAGGACTTGACATATAAAGATTATATGACCCTATTGCTTTTTCACAAAAACCTGTTGGGTTATTTATAATACTTGAAGTTGTTGAACCTGTAATAACTTGACCGCTAGTAAAAGTTAAAGTATTTGTATATGTTTTACTTGTCTGTACCACAGTTACTGGAAGATCAGTAGTACAAGGACCTGTTAGTGGAACTGTACTTGAAGTCGTATTTGTTAACGTCATTGGTGTCGTTCCATTTATTGTTGTTATATTATTATATGTCGGTGCCGGACTTAAAGTACTTGGGTAATAACTAAAAGTTGATGTCATTGTTAAATTCAAAGAAATTGTAACTCCATTTGGAAGAACAGGTGCTGTTATTGAAAAAGTTCCATTACCATAGTTTACATTTAATAATAATGTATATGTTGTCGGAAGAATATTATTCACTTGAATTGATGTTAAAGACCCTACCGTTGTTTGAGTATCTTTTACAAAAACTGAATAAATACCAGGACTTAAATTATTAAAAATTGGTGACGATTGGTATGACGCTCCCCCATCAATTGAATATTGGTAAGGAGCAACTCCCCCAACGGCAGAAACCGTAATACTTCCTTGTTGTTCGCAAGCGGCGTCATTTACTGAAGCGCTTACACTTATTGTATAACTTGTCAAACATTCACCTTGAGCCACGGCCATACTAAACACTTCAGGAGATCCTTGAACTTGCCAATTACTTAATGGGGGTGATGTGGGGTCATTATTAATTAAACTAACGTAAGGACTTGAATAACCCGTCATCGTCCATTGATTAGGTGTTGATCCTGTGTTCCAATAAATAACGTATTGTCCTGTTGATGACGACCAACTTGGTTGTCCGTTTACGTCGTTGCTTGGATCTAATTGTATTTGTTGACTTTGTGTTGCAACTCCTGGTTTTGGGCTTCTAACAACTAAAGTAACACATAAACTAGTTAAATCCTTTGGTATTGTTGGAATTTGACATGGTCCAACATAAGATTGTAATAAATAATATGGTGAGTCAGAAATATAATCCCAATCTCCAGTTTCTCCTGACGGATAAAATGTTGTTGTCATCAAATCGTTATAGTTTGATATATTTTGACATTCCAAAGTTTGACAAAAAGACCAATAGTTTAATTCTGAACTCCAAAAAACATATCCAATGGTTTCAACACCGTATTGAATTTTATAATATGGTTTTCCATTTTTTAAACCAGAACTTTCACTATAAACATAAAAAGTCGTTTGATTTGAAACTCCACTAACAGCAAAACACATACCAGACAATGTTAATGTGTCCGCTGTTAACACGCATGTTGTGGTGGCAGTAAAATCACCATAATAATCTGTTACTGTTGCTTTATATTGTCCTACACCTAAATTTGTAAGAGCGGGAGCAAAACTACCAACTTCCCAAAAAATTGTGTATGGTGGTGTTCCTCCTGTTACAATCAAAGTTGTTGATCCATCAAAACTCTTATCATTTGTTGGCTGTAAAGTTAAACATTCAATTGTCATTGGGAAAATAGTAATAACATCACATTCATTTGGTGGTTTTACTGTTGGTATTGTTGGTGGACACTGATTGTTTTGACAAATATCAGTTAATTTAATTGGTATTTGAGTTTCTGTGTCAAATTGTGGAAATACTTTACTACAAATATTATATGTTTGCCCTTCTTGAATCGTGTCCACAACTATGGTGTTATTACAATCAACATAAGTGACATCTGTTGTCTGAGTTGCCGATCTAATAAAATAACAATAACACTGACAAACACAAGTTGTTCCAGTATTAACATCTATGTTATAAGTTGGGGAACATTCCATCTCACCCAAACTTAAAACATAAAAACAAGTATCGGGAGTTTCTCCCAAATCTAAAATATCTATTGAAACAAAAGTTTCAGAGTATGCGCTCAACCCACTAAAGTTTGAAACAATGGGTTCAAAACTTCCGTCACAAGAATATAATATGTAGCAATTTTCAATCATCTAATAATTATAAATAATCAAACATCGTATTTTTTAATATAAGATTTCATATTCTCAATATATTTAATTGTTGAACTCTTAATATCAACATAGTCAAAATGATTAGGAGTTTCTTTAAGTTTTGTTATTGGGTCAATATTAATATAGTCCCCTTTATAAAATTTTGTAGTTTTAAGGTTTTCAGTAACTCCTGCCATATGTAATATGGGTTTAGAATTATACACATCGACTGAATCTGTTGCCCAAGAAAAATCCAATTCTTTTGTTATTTTTGTTTGATGATTATACAACCACAAATTCCAAAGAACGGACCACATCTCTGCTGTCCAAAATTGTATCTCACCAGGGGATATTGGAAATCTTCTTTGGTATGATATCATTTTATCATAAAGTTTGGTTGAATCTTTATATATCTTATCCCACAACTCACAACTTGTGTTTTTTATAAGGTATTGACCACCACCAGAATTTTCTTGGTTTAACTTTATTGTTTCAACATCAATACCAATAACTCCGGCCATTTCTTTTATCAATTGACCTTTTTCTGAAGATGGATGACGATTTTCATATCTATCACAACAATCCATAATATAATTATATCCAATATATCCAATCGTGTCAGATAAATAATTCACATCATCGTTCAACAACCGATCAAAGTTCGGTAGTTCTCTAAAAATAATATCTGCATCGTGTAAGAAGAATAATTCACCAAACTTTGTATTTGATTGAATCCATTTTGAAATTAAATATGGTTTTATTGACGGGATGTAATGTTTTTTTATTCTTTCGTCAACAAAATAATGAATATTTATATTTAAGTTTTTTAACTCTTCAGATTCTTTTGATGGTTTTGTTTTTCCTTGAACAAGTCCTAACACAACGTGAATTTGACTTGGGTCGATTCCGTTTTCAATAAAATTGTTAACGTATAATTTAATTTGCCAAATGAAATAAGGAACGTCAGGTTGTGCCGAAACAAATAAAATTTCTTTCATATTTTAATTATATGAAAAACTTAAAACAAGTGTATTATGAGGTGCAGTTAATTGTTTCTATTCTTTCACATCCATTATCTTTGATTAGTTTTAATCCTATCGCAGGGGCTGTGTTGAATTGAATTGGTAATGTTATTGTTGTTGGTAAACTACTAATTATTCCAATATAAGAACATTGATTTCCATATACATCACAACAATATCCACTAAATGGGGTTGTTAAACCTGAAATGGTATATATGGTTACTTGATTTGCCATAACTTAAGAACACGAAACACAAGATATGTCGTAATCAATAATTAGATTTACAATTATTTGATTATCTTGTAATGGATTTATTGGTTCAATTATACATCCTTTTGGTATGTCTTCGCATGTTGTTTTAACCGTAATTCTATTTGATATAATATCAACCGTTGTTCCTGATATACCTAAAAACGAATCTAATGTGTTTGTAATTGTTTGTGCCCAAAGTGAATCACTTGGATAATCGGTTGATCCTGTTGAAACAAAAAACTGAGTTTGAGCAGATTGAGATCCGATTTGAGCATATATTGAAAATGTCGCGTCATTTATTATACAATTAGTATCTCCACTTGTAAGATCCGAAAATCCTTCCAAATACATAGATCTAATATCTCTTTTGGTAATTGTTCCACTATCTTCAAATGTGTTTTCACAAATATTATAATATCTGTAATTACTATATTTTTTTGTTCCCGATAACTTTATGGTTTTTGTTAACGTACACCCACTAGAATCTGTTACGGTTAATGAATAAGATCCTGATGTTAAACCTGTTATTGTAGACCCTGTTTGTCCTGAAACATTACCAGACCACGTTAAAGTAAATGGAGGTTCACCTGATGTAATAATTGTGGTTATTGACCCGTCATTTCCGTTGAATGGTTGATTGGGATAAAGATTGAAAAACACATTTTGACTATAACTAATATAAACAGGAAATGTTTGAATACACGAAGGAGATCCTGAATCTTGTACCGTAAGAACATAATTCCCATAACTAAGGTTTGTAAATGTTCCTACAGGTGTTGTTGTTGATACAGGAGCGTAAGAAGGTCCAACTAATGTGAATAAATAAGGTAATGTTCCACCAGTGGACACTAAAACTTGTAACACACCATTACTTGACCCACAAGTAGTTCCTGTTGTTGTTGCGCTTACGGTATATAAACTAATAGACGTTATATTTGTTGTTGCAGTGTATGTACAACCTGCCGTTTCAACAATAACCAAATAAGTTCCGTTTGGTAATCCATAAAATGTTTGACTTGGGTTTCCTAATGTTCCAATTTGTTGTGTTCCTGATGTACCAGACACTGATATTAATAAACTTGGTTCTGTGGCAAAACCATTATCAACTATTACTTGTATTGTTCCGTCATTTACAGAACAAGTTGATGGTGTTGTATTAACAGCAACGGTACTAAACGAGTTTGGTGTTAATAAAGAAACCGAATCATAAATTGTACAAAGACCTGCATCTGTGACTAAAAAACTATAACCACCAGAAGAAAGTCCCGTAAAAATAACCGAGTCATTAAAAGTAATTTCAACTTGACCTGATGATCCACTAAAAAAATATGGAGCAGTCCCCCCTGTTATTATAAACTCAACTGACCCATTATTAGAAAAACAAGTTGGTTGAGATATTGTTATAAAACCTGCTGAAGTTAATGCTCCAACAGAGTTTACGGTAAATGAATTTGTTGTCGTGCAATTATTAGGATCTGTTATGGTCGCCAAATAAACACCACTTGTTAATCCTGTAATTGTTGTTCCTGTTTGTGATCCGACATTTGGAGACCAAGTTATTGTATATGCTGAAACAGGAAGTGTTAATCCCGTTATAAATATTTTTCCACTTGGAGTTCCTATACAACTTCCGTCATTTACAACATATGCCCCAAATGTAAGTCCCGTTGATGGGGTTAAAATGACAGATGCGGTAATTCCTGTGCAACCACCTCCGTCATTAGCAACAATATAATATGTTCCTGCCGATAAACTTGTAAATACATAATTTGAGTTTGGTGTTGTGGCAGAACTCACATAATTATCATCCCCATCATAAAGTGTAAATGTTGCAATACCATAAACACCCGAAGTAAATCCTGTAATCTCTCCGTTTTCTAAACCACAACTTGTATTTAATGAATCAATCGTGGCGGTTGTTCCTGATGATATGTAAATTGATTGTAAATAAGAGTTAGAAGCCCCATCAATAATTTGTAAAAAATAAGTGTCTGCTGATAAACTTGACGCTGAATAACTTAATGTGGCTGCTGATGTTGGTAATGGACAACCAGAAGTAATACAGGTAACTGCAAACGGGGGTGTTGTTCCTGTAATGTTAAAAAATACACTACCTGAATTTGTATTACTACAATCTCCCGTTACGTTTAAATTATAAATTGATATACTCATTATCCGTTACAATACACCTCGAAGTTTATTCCAACATTAATTTGGAGTTCGTCAAAATTTGGCTGACAATTATTATTAAATACGACAATCTCTTGATCCGTTTCATCAATATTATAACTATACCCATCGGTTAGTAAACCATCGAAAGCTTCGGATAATGCCGTCACCCATTGACTACTAGTTGGGAATCCATTTGTTCCTATACCTTCAAAGAAACCATATTGTGTTAATATTGTTCCATTCACTCTCACATCAACAAACCAATTACTTACAATAGTATTTATTTGACAATTATTTGGATCTAACCCTTGTGATGTGAAGAAATCTAACATAGTTTGAGCCAAAACAATACCAAATGATGTTGTGTTTGGATCAGTAGACCAGGGATATAAACCACAAGTAACTTGTTGTACCGGACAATCCAAGACATATAGTTGTGTTGTAAGATTACAAGGTTTACAAGGAATTGGAAGAAACTTACAACCTTCTTGTCTTCTCCACACAAATTTTTGTCTATGAAATATTGAATTTTCCAATCTTGTTCCCGTATTCCAAATAGTTGTCGCTGGAACCATTTGTTCAATCATTTGAATCCAATAATCTCCCATCCCATTTACATAATCAATCATAGTTTGATAAGTAAAGTTGTCATTTGGCACTCCTGCTAATTTTTGTGATTCTAAATATCTCCAATATATTGATTGTAGTGTTGGGTAACCTCCTGTTTTTCCATCAGTAATAAATTGACGATTTCTTGTATTGATCATGTTTCGCCAAAAAGTTTGAGCGAATTCAAAGAAAGTTTTTTGTTTTGGTTTTGGAACAATTGTGGTCCAATCAACCCCACCTAATTTTGGATATGGGTTCGGTACATAACATGGGGAAGGTGGTTGATAAAATAATCCTTGTTCTGGTATTGGAAAATTATATTTGTTTGACATATACCAAACATCATAAGCCAACCCTTGAGCTGGATTCATCATTATATCAACATTTTTAACATTCAAGACCAAACATTCTTCTCCAACATTATAATATGAATTAAATCCCCCATCAAAACTTGTTCTCAAAGTTGAATTTGTGTCTACCCAACTTTTTTTGTTGTCAATAACGTTTCTTAATTTAAAACCCATATCCATATAAGGAAAATGTCTATAAACTTGCAAATACTCTTCACCATAATTAAAAGGTAAAAGTTGTGTTTGATAATTTGGATTGTTTCCTGTAAAAACCGCATTTGTCGGAACTGCGAATTCAGGCATTCTATGTTGTGGTGTCGATTCAAACCATCCACCTCCTATTTGAAAAAAGTATGTTTCTGTTGGTGTTGGCATTTTAGGACAACCAAATTCATCAACAGGATAGTCGGTTCTTGTCGTTAGAACATTTGTATTTGTTGATGTCGTTGTAAATCCTGTATATGAAATTCCCTGAATTGAATAAACATCGGTTGTATCATAAACGGGAATTTGTGTTAATAATGTACCAGTACTAATTTGAGCGTATTGTTGATTGAACTCGCTCATATTAATTCTTTGGTCGGCAAGATAAACATATTCATTAAATTCGGTAATTGCCTCAGGGGCTCCGATCATTCTTAATAAACATTCAATAGATTTTCTTGTCCCTTTTGATTTGAAAAGATATGCCGAGTTTAGAATTAAATTTCTATAAAACTGATAATTTATCTCCTCTGGTGTTTGTCCTATTTGTAGACCAGGAAAAGTATTTGGTTGAGTTGTGAACACAGCCTGTAATAGTTCTTCATTAGATATTGGTGAAAAATTCGTAACCCAACCTAATGTTTGTGCCAAATTTTTTAATAATTGTGAAGGAATATCGTTTTGAATTGTATAATGAATGCTATTGATGTTTCCTAAAGCACTTATAAATGTTTTTGTTTCATCAAAACTTCTTCCGTATATTTGAAGTAGTTTTTCAAACCTTTGATCAGGTGTGTCAAATTCTTTAAGAGCACCTGTTGTTAAAAATCTAGATACAATATTTGTGGTATATTGATCCATATTATATGCAAAATCATTAATTTTTGTCAAATAATTGTCAAAAGAACCAGATCTAATATCCAAATTCCAAAATCCTGCTCTTGGCCAAGTTGCCGTGTCGTTGGTCAAAATGAATGTCCCGTTTTCTTGTTCCACAGGTACGGTAAATGTTGCGGTATATGCAGGTGTAATTTGTCTATTTAATAAAAAGTTTTCGACCGGATCAAAATCTAAATTAAAAACTTTGTTCGTTTCATAATCGCTTGGTCTAACAATTAAATAATCATAAGAAATTTGGTTTCCTTGAAATGGGTTTCCGTCTACAATAAGTTTTAATGTTGTTGATGAACTATCTGTTGGGTATAAGTAATTTACAGGGTATTGATTTCCATTAACATATAAAACATACTTTTTATATTGTAATTTCATATTTCGTAATGGAGAAACTTCCATTTCATTAAACATCATGTTTATTTCTGAATTGGTAGAATAATCAATTTCAAATGGATTTTGAATTGATGATAAATAAACTTCAAATGTTGTGTCGTTTTCTACCGAGTCGTATGAAATGTTGATTGCGGTTTCTTGTGTTATGAACTTTGGTGTACTTGGAGAAACTTCCAATCCCGCAGGAAAAAAGTTAATGATCTTTGTAACTGAAGTTGATAATCTTTTAACCAAAGATCCGTATTGTGTAAAGTTTGTAACTTGTGATAAATCGTAATTTGGATAAACTCTATAATTGTTGGCTAAAATTTCTGCAGATTCAATATTGTTTTCCATATTCATGGACTGCAAATTGATAGGGTCAGAAAAAGTTCCAATCGTAAAAGTTCGATTCTGTTTTTCTGAAATACCTGTTGTAAAATTAAAATTTGCTTGCGTTAATCCTCCACCGGTAACCAACTGAACTCCAACCAAATTGTTAGAGAATTGATTTGCCGCACTACTTTGAGGTGGACAAGTAAATTTATTTGTTGCCATTAAGCTGTTATATTATTAAACGCCTTTGAGAAATCGATATTTTCGCCACGATCTTGTCTAACTTCATAAAGAAGAGCGTTAAACTGATCTTTAATTTCATACAAGTTGTATTGTTTGTATATATTGTTATTAGCATCGTAAATGGTGTAAATACCATCCTCAATAGATTTAGTTTGGTTTCCGTAAAGAGCAATTGCAAGTGTTGAAATGTCTTGGTCAACAATTTCAATCTCAGTACTTATTGGATTAAAGTATGTGTTTGTAATGATAATACTTTGGTTTGGTTGTCCAATATAAGGGGTCGCACTTGGTTTATTAGTTGGTGATGATGACGGAGACAATGTGCAAAATAACAAGTTAGTTGCTCCTTCAACATATTTATATCTAATAGATTTTTGAATTGTGTTTGTTAGGTTTTGAACCACAGGTTCACAATAAAAAGATGATGTGATAATTCTAAAAAAGTTTGGTATTTTTGTTCCATCAGGATTTAAATATTCAACTCTAAATCCAACTAATCCTTGATTTACAAATTTGTTTCGACTTTGTGCCGGAACATTATTCAAATCAATTACAATTCCTTTAACGTTTGGTAATGCAGATAAAACACCACAATCAGTAATTATTGTTCTAATTTCTGCAGGTCTAATCATCAAAGTATAGATTCCCAATTTATTGAATTGGTCTGCTGGTAATTTTAGATTATATAAACCACCAAGTATTTCTACTGAACTTCCTCCCGTGGCATTATTATTAAAATAAGGTCTAAGAACGTCTTGTGCGTTCAAAGTTGTTAATGTAAAATTTTGTGTGTCATCTCTTGATTCTGTATAAACTAACACGATTTGTACATCTTCAGGACTAACATCTGAAGGTCTTATTACGCCATAATTTCCCGTTGCCATATTTTAATATTACTTTTTTATAAATAGTTATGTTGATACTTTTTCTATTGTAAAATATTTGTATCCGTATTTTTCTAAATCACCCATGTTATCAACCTCACCTAATCTCATAACATTTTCTAAAGGTGTGTATTTCCCCCTTTCAATATAAACATTAGTTATAATTTCTGGTTGGTCAATAACATTCAATAGTGCTTCATTTTTTGTTATTGCTGATAATTCTAATTCACCAGGAACTAATCCGTATGAGTCTGTAAAATAAATTGTAAAATTTTCATAATCGTGATAAATCGTTCCGTTCATTGTGTAGGCGCTATAAGTTCCCGTTGGATCAACCCCATAGTAAGTACCAATACCTCCTGTGTTTCCTGTTACTTGTATTCCCAATTTATATTTTCCTCCTGCCAAATTAATTTTTGGTCCAAATTGTGCCAAATCATTTAAGGTTGATTCTGTAAAACCTGTAATTGGAAAAGGAACTGAAGTGTAGTTGTATGAATAGTAGTCGTTGATGTTTGTATTTGAATCTCCCGTAAAGATATAGTCATAACTTATTGGGTTAGCAGACCACGATCCACCAGCAGGATAAAAAGTTATTGATCCTTGTGGGTTTGGTATTGTAGCGGCACTATATGGTGTTAAAACCGGTTTTTGAACTTTTGATATTCCCCAAGGCGAGTTGGCAGTCAAGGTTATCGTATAATTATTATCTGCCGTAGGATACGTATGAAAAATAGGTGTTATTCCCAAAACCGCCTGTGGTGGTGATCCATCTCCCCAATCTAATGTGTATGTAACAAGTTGTAAAAACTTAATAAACTCTAAATCTGACGTATTATAAAATGTGTAAGTATATGGATTTATTGTGTTTGCGGTTACAATAAAATTGTTTAATACGTCGGCCTGTAATATTAAACCATCAAAGGGAGTGTAATATCCAAGATCAACCGCAGACTCTGTTATCAATATGTTAACAGATAAACCTGTTAAAAATGAAGTTCCTCCTGTGTTTCCACTTAAAACATACGACATAGGAAGATAAACACCAGTTGTTCCTGTTGTTGTCGCACTTGTGGTTGTTGCCGTTAAACAACACGGATCAATAATTGTTGTAATATCTGTTTCACCTGTATAGTTAACAAAAATAATATCACTTTTGATATTTTCTGGTGAAACAATAAACTTATATTCTTGTAATTCCATTATGGGTTAACATATTCATACCAAATTATCGGTGAGTTTGAATCTCCAACCCTAAGAGTTGTTGATGTCGAAAACACTTCGTAAGTTTTATTGTTATAATCCAAATCCACCTTATAATAAAAATAGTCCTCATTGTTGAATTGGAATTTATTAGGTGTGATTAAATCTTGTCTTGTATTTGTCATTTGTTTAAAAACTCCTTCTCTTCCATCAAAAAACTTGGCGGTCATAAAAAAAGTTGATATGTCAATAAAATCTCTACTTCTTAACCAATATACAAAAAACCCTTCTTTATCTGCCCCAATATAATCTAACACCATTTTTGGTTTTTTAATTTCAACTGGGGGGACAAGTGGTGATAAAACTGCGGTTTGTGTTAATCCTTGTTGAACGGGAAGAATAATTGACAAATATATTTGTTGTGTTTTTTCTTCTTTTGTGTCATAAAAATCAAGTTTGAAAAAAGACTTTGTAAAAGGTTTTGAAAAATAATAAATGTCTTGAACTGAAAATCCGTTATTTAAATATGATGAAGACCAGTTTCCAACTGTATTTGCGGTTATGGGTTGTGAATCATCATAAAAGTTAAATTCATAATTTATCGCAGAATCTTGATTGTAAAATACGTTATGAGCAAATCTTGCGATTTCAAAATCTGCCGCTACACCTGTAACTTGTTTAATCGCATCGATTTCATATTCCGAAATACTATCGTCTCGACCCATAAAATCCCATTGCATGTTAATTGGTATATTAACAAACTTATTTATATCGTCTTTTACTATTTTTATTCTATTCGCATTCATCGGCCGTTGGGTCTGCAATTGTTGTTATGTTCACAGGAACTGCTCCAGTTTGAGCATAATCACTCGGTATGTTGTAATTTTCGGGTGTAACTCTAAATATTGTGTTTGTAAACGGATAATGAGAATTATTTAAAAACGGAAAATCAACCCCAACACCATCTGTATCAATAAATCCATATGGATATAAATCTCTCCATCTAAATAGTGCGTTCATCGTTGAGTAATAAGCATAATCAGGTATTCCAACAACATTCAAAGAACTACCTTCCTCAATATAGTCAGAAAAAGCCCTGATCTGAATTGGGCTATGTGGTTGATAAAAATAACCATATTGGTTATTTGGTGTCAACGTGGTTGCTGACAAACTAAACCAATTTTCGTTATATGTTATTTTATGTTGATATAATGAAATTACTCTTTCAAGTTGTTCAAAATTATTCCATTCACAATAATCTCCGTCTATTGTATCTCCTGTGTTTAATAGTTCATTATAAAAAAACGGACCTTGATTCACTAATGAATTATATTGATTTTGGATTATACTTGTATTAGAATCAGGATTATTTTGATCCCACCAAATTTGTGGGTTTGTTTGATCCAAATAAGTATTAAAATACCAACCTTGTTTTAATTTTTGTGTCCAACCAAAATAACCTCTCCAAACTGTTGTAAAAAATAATTCACTAACAGGTCTGTTTTCGTTATCCAATAAATCAAGAATATCCACATCACAATTAAAAGATAATGTATATGATCTTGCACCTTCTTTAACAGATGTTCGTTGTTTTTGATTTGGTGTTAATGCCTTTACTTCACACTTGGTTTTATTGTTATAAACATTTTGTTCAAATCCCGCATTTACCAAAACCGCACATTCGGGGTTTGTCAATATTTTATGTTTTCTAACATAATATTTGCTAATTGTATCAGCAGAATTTGAAACATTTATAACCCTTTTGAATGTCCCTTGTGTAAAAGTTAAAAAAGTATTTCCTGTATAACCAACATTTCTAATATTAAAAATGTATTCATCCGATCCCGATGCAGGATCACCCAAACTGGTTACCTGAAAAAATTCATTTCCATTATAATTAGTAGATAATTGAACGGATTCTCCAACAGATAAACCATGCATAACAGGACACTTAAAACTAATAACTCTTGTTGTTTGATCACTACCAACAATTACATAATAAGGAAGTCCGTCTGAAGCCACCCAATTCCAAGAAATGTTCGTATTTGGTTCAATTGCATAAAGATTTTTGTTATAATCATTTTGATAAACATAACTTAAATAATGAGACCAATTGTATGTTGTTGCACTTACTGATTTAAAATCCAAATGTCTTCCGTTTCCAATTGTATATCCAAGAACATCATTATCAGTTCTTATAAAATCAAATTCGGGGTATTGAGGAAATCCATCCCAAGCAACATTTTGATTTGTTGGAAGTGGTGGAACTGATGGATTATTTCCAGAAGGATAATACGATATTGCGTTTGACAAAGCATTTGTATAATAAAGATTATCTCTAAATGGAACATAAGTTGTTGATCCTGTATAAGCATTTTCAAATATGACAGAATACTTGGTTACAGGTCTAAATATTGTAGATTGTTGTCTTTCTTCATCAAAAACGGTTGCAAGATTTAAATCAACGCTTCTATCAAATTCAATAAGTTCTTTATTTGTTTGTGCGAAAGGAACATTGATAAACTGATCTGTTTTTGGTGCTCCCTTATATCTTTGGGTCGATAAAATTATATTTGTTGTCGGATCTACCATTATTCTTCTACTGTTGAAACATAAAGTTTATAAAATCTATCAACGGCTGTTTTTCCGTTATTTAACCCAAAATAGAAGTGGTATGGAGCACCTACTATAATTGCTTGATTCAATCCTATTGGTTGATTGGCAACTCCAATAGGTTGTCCTTGTATGATTGTATTTGGAAGTGGTTGTGGATCAGGATTTCCATTAATATCATAATTAGCAATATAACCTAATTTAGTGGTTGTTGTAATATATTTTTCATTTAACGTTGTAAAATCTAAATCTTGGTATTTTTTCTTATAGAATCCTCCAACGCCTCCTGCTCCTCCCGGACCTATTGTATTTGTATACCAGTTATTATCTTCAGTTCCAAATATGTTTGATGATGGACTACTCTTTTTTAAAGACCACTTGTAGTTTGGAACAACTTGTGATTTTGAATACCCAAATTTTTCCTCAATTAAAGGTGTAAAATTATAGGTTTCAATTCCAGGTGATTCTATTTTTCTATATCTTAAGTTTGGTGTTGGAGTTTGGAAAAATAATCCCATAACAGGTTTAATTAGGTCAGCATTTGGTGCCCCATTATCACCAAAGAAAATATATTGATTTGGATTTGGCTGAGGTAAGTTTTCAGTAATAAACGGCAAAACTTTCCATTCTGAATTTATTGATAACATTTGAGCCCAATCACCATCAATTCTATATCCACCTCGTGTGCTATTGAAAAATTGAATTATGCCTTTTCCTTCAGTAGAATTATCCCCACTTGGAATGGGTAACATTCTTTGTCTAACACCATCATTAAGTATTCTAGAAAGAAATCCAAGTTGTATAATGTCAGAGTTGTCTTGGTATGACGTTGCTTTTAATTGGTTTGCATAATAAGAACCAAAACCATCAATACCTGAAGAACAACAAACTTCATTTATGAAATAATCTCTTGGCCCCAAGTCAACAACGGTTGTTGGAAATTGTATTTGTTTTTCATTATAACCAAATCCAGGAAAATTTGATAAAAAACTTTGTGAGTTATAACTAGGGGAATTTTTTCCAATAAATTCTTGTATTGTATCATTCCAAGGGGAAGACCTATAATAGAAATTATTTGTAAGTTCGTTAAAAACTATAACATTTTCACAATAATTATAATTTGGTTGTGTTAAAATATTGAATGTTGTTCTTTTATTAAAATTAAACATATACAAAACTCCGTTTACCCAATTGTTTTGAAAAACTTGAGCAAAAACTCCTCTACAAGCTGCAAAATTCATCGTAAATCTTGTTTTCCATTCTAAAAACAATCTAGCATCTCTAAAGTATTCTGGAATTAAATATAATTTTTTGAAGACCGGAATATCTGTTTCTATATAATTTAATAAACAATAACATCCGTTAACCATTCTATTTTCGGGTACTGAACATTGTCCCGAAGGAACTACCCCAACATTACTTCCTGATCCTGTATAACAAGCCAAAGGAACCATTCCTTCACAAGTTAGTGTTTCTGTTAATCCTGATGTAACCGGATCGTCATCTTGAGATTCACCAGATACCAAGTCTCCACCAGCACTGATTGTTGGTTGACTTTGACTTCCATTTTGGGTGTAAAATGAAAAATTATCATTTTGATGTAAAGCATATCCTGTTTGTGTTCCTGATGGTCCGTTTTGTACGTTTGATGAAGTTGGTAATCTATCAGATCTCATCACAATACGATTACTATTTACAGTTGGAAATGATATTGGAGACAATCCGTATCTATAATATGCAGGAGAATACAGTGCTGATAAATTACCCATACTATTAACAAAAGTATAAAATGTTGAACCAGTATTAAAATATTCACCCTTTTGACAATCTTGATTACAAGGTGGGTTACTATTATTGTTTCCTGTTTGCATGTAGAAACTTGTCGACTGAAAATCATTTACCCATCTTAAATATGTCCCACCGACAGTATAAAAGGATGTAGGTTGTATTAATGTTGGAATATTGCGTCCATTAGCAATTGTTTGTTGGAGTGATGTGGTACTTTGTTGATTTGTTTGCCATTGACCTGGATATGGCGAATAGTTCGTAGATAAAACATCATCAGTACTTAAATAATAATATGGTAAGTTAGAAGTAAATGCGGTATATTGTGTCGGATCAGGCGTAAAAGTAAATGAAGGGAAATATAATGTTTGATTTCCATTATTTACTGTGTTATGTGTCGTAGGTTTTAATGATGTGGGTAATGGTTGTATTGGAACATTTAAATAATAATCACCTTGTATTGAAATATTCCCATAAGATTTACCAAATATTTTAGATAAGTCATAAGATATAGTTTGTTTTGCGGTAAACGGATCTACACCTCTTACGAAAATACAAATTTCATAGGTTTGGTAATTTTCCATTACTCCAATTATATTATTAAGAGTGTTACTAGCACCACATGGGGCAACATAACTAATGTCGTGTAGTAAATAATCTTGGGGGAAAAACCCTGAAGCAGTTGTATAATTTGACTGATTAATAAAATCACTATAAGTCACACCTGTTATTAATTGGAAGTACTCAAGATCTGTGGGATATTGAAGGTATGACTGCTCAACTTGGGGGTTACCAATTACAGGCTTTTGACTAACTTGTGGTGAGTTAATGACGATCGTGGCGGGCAATGATCCTAAAGGATTATTAGGGTTTGCATAATTTATTGATATAGATGTTTGACCTGTTAATGTCGTTCCTGTTATTGAGTTATTTTGAAATTGGTTTGTTGTTGCTCCCGTCAAATTTACCATTCTTAGAGTAGATCCTGAATCCATATAATTTGGATCTTGGAATGTAACTACGTTTCCAACACCTAATGATTCTGTAGATCCAGGATTCATTAATACAACTATAACCTGATCTTCATATGGTGTTGATCCTGATGTTGGATTCACAACTGTTTTAATCCTATTTACACCACTACCAAATGCTGAAGTTGTACTACTTTTGAAGTATTTGTCTCTAGTGTTAAATTCATTTAATTTTTGTGAAAATGTCACAGAAGTAGGATATGCAAAAGATCTATCGTCCGCCCCTGGATTTTTATCTGCGGTAAATAAAAATGGTTGTGGTGCTTTTAATAAATAAGCTTCATTTGGTAAATACCTATTTGGGTCTGTTGAACTAATAACGTCAGATCCAGAAGCAATTCTTATATAATCTAAAGAAGCCTTAACAACAACGTCAATAGTAATATCACCGTTACCAATCAAAGTTGTTAATGATTTACAAGGAGGAAAAGGGTCATTATTATTTGGATCATTTTTTAAATTTGGATGATCTAATGCATATGCCGCGGAAGAATTCACAGGAGCAATCAATGTTTTTGGTGTTGACAACACAGTATTGTTTGTTCCCCCACCTGATGATTGTGCTGCGGTATTAATTTCATTGTAAACAGAATTTGAGTCAAAATCATCACTCATGTCTGCATTTTTACAGTCACAATCACAACTTGTACAATCAGGATATGAAATCATTGGTAATCCAATTCTTGGAAATCCTTTTATTTTTGCTGCGGCAAATATTGCAAATGCAGTAAACGAAGCTGCTAATACTACTGAAAAAGCTGCCTTTGCAATTAGTATAAATTGTTTTATAAGTAACCTAACGGACTTTATTAACGCACCAGTATCTACAACAGGACCTCCTAAATTAACACTTATCGCACTTAGTGTTGCCTCTATAACTTCAGAAGTGTTTTCAAAAACATTTTGGAGATCAGTGGCCGCCTGTATTGTCAACACAATACCCAATATAATAAGAACATACTTTAATATTGGCCATAAAAATGAAATAAAATGAGCAACAAATAAAAGAGTTAAAATTGGAAATGTTAGAATGTTTATAAGAATATTAAAAACAAAAAATATTGCGTCAAAATTTCTAATAATGTCGTTTACTGGAAATGTGTTGACGGTTGATTTACAAGATCTATTATCAATTTCTTTAATACCTAAATGTTTTGCTCTACCAATACCTTTTTTATATCGGTCCAAAAACATGGCGGTGGTATATACCTTATTATAATGAAATTCATAAAATGTGTCTTCACAGTTAAGAGCTTCTTGTACATTAGCATAATCATCCCAATCTGTACTAAAAGCGTATGATCTTAACAAATTAAATAACTCCTCTTGATATGATGTAAATACGATTGATTGAGGTTGAGATGAATCAACAGGAGTTGCAACAATTTGTATCGTATCACCAATATTAAAAGGTATTGAATTTAAACTTCCAATATACAATTGACCATTAAGATAAATTGAATATGAACTAACATTATTTGTTGTAGGTTGTGACAGACCTAAATTAACACCAAAATTATTTGTTGCTGTTAAACCCGTAATTGATCCAGCAGGTATTGATGGATATGTATAAGTTCCTGGTGATAAATTGGTGAATGGGTCGTTTGATGAATTATATGTGTTATTCCAACCATATTCTTTAATATTTGGAACTAAAAAATTTGCTCTTTGAAAACTTCCTTGAAGTCCTTGTTCGTTTTGCCACTTAAACCTAAATCTATATTTCCCTTTTGTTGGTATTCCTTTTTTTGGATCATTAGATATTACTTGTTGTCCGAACTCATTGGTAAAAACATAATCAAGGTTCATTGGTACATTTAATAAATAAGTTCCGTCAGCATCAATAACCTTTCCTTCTTGTTCTATTTGGTATCTTTCTAAGATCGGAAGTCCATTATCATCCGAAAATATGGTTTGTCTAATTGCTTGAATTTCACCAGGTCCTGCAACTAATTCACATAAATTACCCGTGTTATTTTTTGGTTTACAACTTACCTTTAAAGCGTCGTCATCAGTTGTCGAGATAATCGACCCCATAAAAATCGCCGTAGGTTGTATGTTGATATTTGCTTGTTTTGTTAAATCAAAATCAACTCGTGTTATTCCAACTTGACAAAGTTCTGCATCACCCCAAAATGGTCGAACATCAACGTCAAAAACTAAATTTTTAATTTGTGGTAACTCTCTTAGGTTTGTTGATGATTTAAATTTGGCCCCATTAACTTGAGTTTCGGTTGCTAATCCTTGTTGTATTAGATCTTGTGGTGATAATGAAAAACAACCAATGTCAGATAAATCAACATCCATTACGATTGTTTGAGTTCCAACTGGAACACCAAAAAACATAAAATCACCACTTTCATTTGTTGTTACGGTGAACCTATAATATTTGTCGTATACCTCAATATACGATCCGTCCATTAAAACATCTCCCTTATTCGGAAATGATCCTGTCGAGACGTGTCCGTTATATGAAGGTAATTTAGGTAATAGATTATATCTATAACCATCCGCGTTGGTTTCAGTTATTGTTTTATATGGATATAATTCTGAGATTACGGGGTTTAATTCGTCAGCAGCATCCAACGGAATAAAAACAGAGACTTTAGCGTTTGGTAATCCAAATCCTCCGTTTACAAAAACTCTACCCGTGACAACACCATAGTCAGAACAAAAACGAGTATACACATCGTTTGCCAAAATCTTTAAAGACAATATCTCTAAAGATTCCCAATCTTGTTCTAAATTTACATTTATGTATTTGTCTACACCAACTTCAGTTCTTATTCTATACGACTTACCCATTAAAAAAACGTTTTTTCATAAATAGTTTATTTGCTATTTTGATAAAAATAGTTATAAGTTGAAAAAAATAAATTACTAAGAGAAGTTTACTGATTTCAGGTTCAAAACTCTAACATTAATATCCTTGTTTGGATATCTAATCTGATAAGTTTGTGTTGGTGTTGCGAATAAAGTATCTGCCGTTGGTTGAATTTGTCTTGTAACAGGATCTGCATACGGCATAGAAGTTTGACTTGACGAATATTGACCTCCAACTTGATTAAAGAATAAAACATCTGTAATACTTACAATTCCATTTTCTGATTGAATTAATCTTCTCAATTCAGAGATATTAACATTTTGACCAAGATTTCTAACTAACGGATTAAAGAAGTCCGTAATAATTTGAATTGTTTTTGAAATGATTGCTCCCTGATTTTGACTATTATCTAAAACTACGTCAACTGTGACAGCCAAGTCTATTGTATCAGCGGCCTCAATAGATATATAATCATTTATCATTCTGTAGTTTGATAAATAATTTGCAACATTTTGTTTTAAGGTGTTTGATACAACATTTGTTAAAGTTCCATTAGCGTCATAAGACAACATTTTAATTCTTATTTTGTTGTTTTCTTCCGTGATAGCAACTTTTGCTGGTGCCCCAAATTGAGATGGCATAGTTCTAATAAGTGAATTATAATCATTTACGGTTACCGCTCTGTTTTGAGCTGCAAAGTTAAAAGACACCAAATTTCTAACATCTTCAGTTGTTGGTGGATTTGCTCCTCCAATTGCTGCAGTTACGTTATTACATTGTAAACTATTAATAACACTATTATTAACACTTTGTGAAGGTCCATTTACTGCAAATGAAACCGTACCAATTTGATTTATTGTATTAATACCCAAATTACTTGATAAACCACCACCAATTCTATATTGAACAAATAATGTAGTATTTGGTGAAAGAGCCGCTCCCAAAGCATAATTGTTTGTATACCTACTCAAATCAAATCCTTTTCCATCAATTGCAAATTGTCTTAATTGTTCATCAGCAGAAATATTTCCCCCACCAAACGTCATTTTACAAAATCCTTGTGGTGTATATTCAGAAATAAATTTGTTTGATGTCGTAATATATCTTCCTACTTTTATACCTGGTTGATCTGAAGTTTTCGTTGGATCTTCAATAAAAACTCTATCTTGAACTAATGCGTCAACCTCATACCATCTTTCTTGTCCCAAAGTTAAAAAGTCTTGTGGATTTGGTATTGTT